TGGGTTCAGCTTTTTTTTACACGAGACCTAGTTTCACGGCTTCCTCGTAGTTGCTGTTATTTTGGACGAAGTCGATGAGGTTAGAAGGGTTATTGCCAAAGCGTTTGCGGATTTCTGACGGCAATGCGTCGAATGAGCTTTGAGCATTTATAACCATATTAAGATTTGTTTGGAAGTCTTTGATGTTTGTGAAGTCAGCATAGTTTCCTTGGTTGTTGTTGAGGTGGGTGATCATACCAGTTTTTTCATATTTTTTTATAATCTGGTTAATGTCACATTGATTTTTGAATTGTTGTTGGGTCATAGATGGACCTTGGATAGTAGTTTGAACTCGTTTACGTTTTTGAATAGACATTGGATTTCCTTTAGTTAATACGGTTTATGGTATTGGTTAGTTTTAGGGTTGTGATACTCATTTTTTCCCGCAGGTTTGACAGTACGGGGAAGAGGTTTAAGGGCTTTTTTCCATTGAGAAGAATCGGGGAAGCTAGGAAGTTTGGAAGAATTTTGGAAAATGTCTTTGATTAATTGTCCTCCTTTGCGGTCGAGAGTGTCATAGACTCCTTTACCTTTAAGTTCAAGGTTTTTAAGTTTAGTTTCGGCGACAGTGTTTTGAGTGTCGGCGACGGTTTTAGCGGTTTGAATGTCTTGGAGTCTTACAGATGATTCCATTTGGGCTTGAGCGGTGTTTGCGTTTTGTCTGGCAGCGTTTACGCCTTGGATTCCGGTGAAGGCACCGAGAGCGGCAGAGGATAAGCCGGTTTTAGAGGCAGCGGCGACAGCAGGGGCGGCAGTACCTGGAACGGAAGCTCCGCCTTGTTGATAGGCGAGTATAGGGTTGATTCCGGCTTTTTTCATATCGTCGGTAGCGCGTTGGTAGGCTGAGTTTGACATTCTTTCCATCCATTCGCGATTCATTTTGTCGAGAGCGATGGATTGGGCGTTTGCTTTTTCTTGAGCAGCAGCGTCTCCGATTCCGGGGATTATGTCAGTAAGAGAAGACCCCGTCGCGTTAGCGAACGGGGAGATAGTGTTTACACCTTTTTTTATTGAGTCGAAGAGTCCCATTTTTTACTCCTTAGAAGTGATCAATTAAGCCCGGTACTGAGTACATAGGCATCGGACGGACACAGTCAAGGTCGAAGTATGCGTCTACGATTAGGTGTGGTTCAGTTGTGACGGCTAGGACACGGGACATTGGGGGAGCTTCTAGTATGAAGGAGGCGTTGAGAGCAGGAAGGGCAGAGAAGTCATAGGCTAAGTGCCAGAGGTCGAGAGAGGCGGGGTCGTTAGAGCGGAATTTTCCAGTGACATAATTTGGTTTGTATTTGTATTCAGCAAAGCGTTCTTGATAGCCGAAGACTAGTTCATCATTAGCTGTTGAGTCGGCATAGATTTCTTTATTGAGTACGGCTTGTTCGCCGAGGTGAGCGAGTGCTGGCCAGTAGAAGTCAAAGCGAGTTTGACGTGACCACATTTTATTAAGACCTTGTTGGTAGTTGATGTCAGCGCGGACGGAAGCGAGTCCGATAATGTAGCCATGTTCGGTGAAGGATTGGGTGAAGCCATTGCCTTGAGCGGCGACGGTTCCCATAGCGGTTAGGTCACCTTGGTTTTCTGTTGCGGTGGCTGAGGTGTTAGCGATTGGAGTAATGCCAATGCGAGTTGAGTTTCCGCCGAGATATTCTGGGCGTTGAAGTCTTTGGTCGGGAGATACCACGCCAAAGTGAGAGCGTAGGATTTCAGTGTAGCGAGTGCCTGAGCGAGCGTCGCGCTCGTAGAGGCGTTGAACTTGGAACGCTTCGCGAAGTTCGTTGATTGTAGCTGCGGTTGCAGTTGAGAGATCGGTGTAGAGTTCGTGAAAGGAAGAAGCGGCGACGGCAGTACCAGCTACGTCTTGGACTGTGTTTTTATACCATTCACCAGCGGAGGCTCCGGTGGTGTGGGATTGAACATATTGTCCATTGGCAGATGTTCCAGAGATGTAGTCATATTTTACGGGAGCGGATGTTCCTAGAGGTAGAGGAACGGCAGTTCCTTTTTGTGGAGAAGTTAAGCATGAAGTAAAGTAGTCGTGGCGTTTCCCACGTTTGTAGAGAGTATAGTCAGCTTCGAGGTCTGGGCCGTTGTCCGTGTCTGGTTTAGTAGATGTTTGTAAGTTCTGGTCACGAAACCATTCGTGATAGATTAGTTTGTATGCCCTTAGTGGTAGGGCGTTGCAATCGAGATCGCCTGCGATAAGAGTTGGGATTCCCATGTAGTCGAAAAGGGTTCCGTTAGCGACGTTGTTTACGGGTACAGTAGGGATAGTGAAGTCGGTAGAGGCTCCCGGGGTTTCTTGTTCACCGTTGAATTTATGCCAGTTATCCCATAGGAGACGGCATGGAACGAAGAAGTAGAAGGTGTCTAGATAGAGGTTGTCCATGATTGGTTTTAAAGGAGTTGAAAGTCGTCCGAAGATAGAGTCTTTCAGAATGAAAGTATCGGCAGGTAGTACTTCATCCACGAAGATAGGGACGAGGTCGCCTACGTCCATAGTGGTATGAAGGTTGTGGTCGCGTTTGAATTTGGCGCGAGGGATATCGGCACGTGGAACAGTGGCGAAGTGGGTTTGGTTAGAAGAGTGTTTCATTTAGTTGTCCTTTTGCTTTTTAGCAGCGAAGAAGCCTAGAACGGCTAGTACGATAGATTGGATGAGATTGAGAATGTCTGAGTCCATATTTTTTTCCTCCGTGGAAAAGGGGGCTTTCGCCCCCTGTGGGTTAGTTAAGAGGGCAGAGATCGAGGACAGTGCCGAGGCGTTTTTTTTCAGAGAGAACGATTCCTTCGGCTTCGCAGAAGTCAGAGAGAACATAAAGTTCATAGTCAGAGGGAAATTTGTGAAGCATTGATTGAGGATTTTTGGCTTCGACTTGTACAGAGCGTATGAAGTCACCAAGAGTAGGTGAGGCGTTAAGAGCGAAAAAGCGTTCAGCTTTGTTGTCGTAAATAGCAGTAATTTTTTTCATTTTTTCCCTTTTTGCCAGAAGTGATTTTCTAGCATTTGTCGTTTGTAATAATCCAACCGACCACTGTCGGGGGATGTAGCAGGTATCCCTTCGAGTGAGCGGTGGATTTGTTTCGCTGCGATTTCCTTCGCAGCGTAGGTATAGGTGAGGTCATCTTGGCTTGAGGTTGGGGCATCAAGCATAGATGCTTCACGACTAATTTTGATTTGAGTGTATTTTTCTTCATCATTTTTTTTGAGCCATTTGTCATAATATGGAGGTGGTCTCAGTTGTTTGGTTCCGACAGTACAAATGTCGTAGTTGTATATGTCTGATGAATATTTTTCGAGCCAGTTAAGTCCGATAGCAGGGCGGCGCGACATGCGAGCGTATTCGGGATGAATAGGCAAGATTTCCCCCTCATGATTAAGAGTAGTGTAGTGATCAGGTGCTTTTGAGCCGGTGATCTTTTTTTGAATGTAACCAGCGACATATCTAGCAGAGTCATATTCTAGGTTTCCTATTTCTGAGTAGCCATAGGGCCACAGTTTTTCGAGAGAAGGAGAGCGATAGATCGTGCCCGATTGAGATTCGCGGTGTGGAAGTCGATCGGAGTGGAAGTCGTGATTGAAGAGTGCGAGGTGATAGTGTGGTCGAGAGAGATTTTCGCCATATTCCCCGCAGTAATAGTAAAGGATTTTCTTTCCTCCGAGAGATTTACGGAGGCGTTTGAAGAAGAGGGTAATATCATCAGGGGCAAGAGAGCCATTAGGAGGAAGATTATCATCACTATAAGTAAGAGTAAGAAAAGAGTTATGTTCATGGAGTGATGCCTCGTGCATCATGCGAGAAGCCCAGCCTTCGGCTCGGTTCATTCGACATCCGATGCATTGTCCACAGGGGACGGTTATTTTTATATCGGATTCGCTTTTTTGTGCGAGTCCGTTGTGGTTCTTGATCTTTGGTAAGATCGAGATTGGAGTAAAACATCTGCTCATGTTTTTCTTTTTTAAAAGAAGCGTTTGTTGGCTTTCGCCATTTTTCGTGCGCCAGTTCTGAGGCGTGGAAATTTGCCTCCGTGCTGACGAATAGTACGAGAGCCATGAAGCAGTTTGCCATAGCTAGCAGCTAGTTTGCGGCTCATAGTCTTGTACCGCCGCGCATTGGAGCGGCTTTCATATTTTTGTTATGAGTTTTGCCTGATGTTTTTGAGAAGAGGCGTTTAGAGCCTTTGTTTGAGAGGTTTTTACGGAAAGCCATAGTATTTCCTTTTGTAACTGACTTGGTGTCAGTTGGAACAGTTATAACAAGTAAGTTAACTGTTCCTTTTGCTTTCGTCAAGTTTGGGAAGAGATTGCCTCAAGATTTGAAGAGCTAACGCGTCATAAATGACTTGTTGGGTCAGCGAAGGGTACTTCGCTCGACCTGATAGTTTGTGGAATAGATTTAATATGGTTAAGGGAGATGAGAAGCCCCCGGAAGGGGGCTGAGAAGGGTGAGGAAGCTTTTAGGACTGTGGAGTAGGCTGAGAGGTAGGAGCCTGAGTTATTGTCGTTTTATCGTCATTAGGGGCGGCTTTGGGTTCAGCTTTTTTTTCCACGAGACCTAGTTTCACGGCTTCCTCGTAGTTGCTGTTATTTTGGACGAAGTCGATGAGGTTAGAAGGGTTATTGCCAAAGCGTTTGCGGATTTCTGACGG